CCTGTTCTTGTTTGATGTGCAAGCATAAGCTCATAGCCCTTACGCATTGCCTTGAGTTCTTTCATGCTACGTTCATGGAACCAGCGTAGCATCTGACTCTTCTCTGCAAACTTCTGATGCACTGACTTAGGTTGTGTGACTGACGGATTAGACATAAGCCTATCTAGTTTCTTATGTGTAGTCATTGTGCTTCCTTCAATGTAAACACTGCGAAGTTCTTAACCTCGATCAACCAGTCATTAGGCCCACTACCGATCATGTTGTGATGGGCCATAAGAGTCTTGTTACATAGTTCAACGTGTGGCTTGCACTTACAGGTTAAGGATATGGTATGCTTGGTACCTGAATCGGATGCAGGTATCGTATGGATCTGACAGTTATCTCTATGTGCTTTCGTTATCTTCATTGTCTTATATCTATTAGTTGTTAATGTCATGGAGCTTGTGCGCTCCGTCAATGTACACCTCAAGCTCACCGCTCAAGCGTTCGATGTGGCTGTCGGAGTATGCGTCCTCAGGGAAATCGCAAGCGGCAATCACGGTGTCGATAAAGACACGGACGATGCGAGCGAGCTTGAGTGAGGGCGACTTGACGGATAAGCCATTGATGTAAGCGGTGCAAGTTAAGCCGTGCTTGGTATTCTCGGCGTACATATTGACGATGGTGTGTCCTGCATCGAACTGAGTATTTTTAGTATTCATAGTATTCATAGTGTGTGGTTGTTGAGTTAGTTATAGGGTACGGAATTTGTCAAGGTGATTAAGTGCGTCACCCACTAGCGTGTCGATAGTTCCGTAGCTATCGTATACGTCTAGTATTCTTTTACGTTCTTCCATTGGCATCGAGTTGATTAGCCCTACCATAGCAAGCAATGGATCTTCGATCTTCCTATCATTGCATATCCATCTAGTGTAGTTATTTGCATTAGCACTACCTCTTTTCTCGATACATAGATTAACGAAACCATAACACGTTACATTACCTGCAAGCATGAGTCGCTTAGTCGTGTCGTCGTCGATTGGATCGAGTCCAATCTCTTTTATGGCAACGCTGGTCAGACCGTAGCGGAAGGGTATCTTTGCCGAAGCATACGATTGAATGTAATCGTAGGCACCTATCATGCGCTTAGCTAACGGGGAGTAAGCGGATACCAGCCTAGTACTACTGCGCTCGATGGCTACAATCTGATACCCTTGTACTTTTACAACGAATGAATCTGACTGACCAGCCCGTACTTTACCTGATGGCTTATACGTGAGGAGCGATAAGTCAGTAAGGCGTACGGCACTATCGTCTCCGTTCAGGATGTCGGTCTGCCACTGCATCATGTCATCCTCTATCTGCTTTCTGCTATTGACTTTATACTTGTCAACAAAGTTACGATTAAGTGTGCTCATAGTATTATATTTGTTTAGTTTCTATTTGTTATAGTTCGGTGATAGCAAGAGCCTCGCCCACTTTAAAGTCAGCGACAGCACGTTGTGTCGTGAGCCAAAGCAGGGGGAACTCCACTTGCGGTAGCGTTTGCAGATCGCATGACCATCCGTCAGTGAGGTAGACCATCACGTCCATGTCGTCCACGTTATCCCTGACCCAATCGAATGCTGGCTTGAATGCAGTACCGCCTCCGCCCTTCAGCTTGTTCGGCACAGCATCGCCCTCTTGTAGAGTGACAACGTCAGCTACGACATGGGACACAGACAACAGGTGCAAACGCTCAGGCTTGAGTTCGTCGAGCACGGCTTGTGCTTCTTGCAGGAAGCGGTCGTAGGTACGCTGACCGATTGAGCCTGACGTATCTAGTACCAGCACAATCTCGCCAGCCTTCTTGTTGCGTCTGCCTGCACCGACAACTCCTGTTGTGGAATAGATTGGCGCGTTGAATGGCGCGTCCCATCCGCAACGTGACTTGCTCGTGAGCCACTGACGTAGCAGGTCAGGCCACCCTAACGTCGAGCCATAGCTACGCTGACTGCCAATGCGCTGACCTGTCGTGCCGTTGTCGGCTTGCTGTCTCCTATCAATCTCGTCAGCTATTAGGATACGATCATTGTCCTCCTCAATCTTGTCGATTGCTTCGGCTTGTGTCTCACCTTCTTCGGCTTCAGGCTCAAGGTTATCTGGCGAGCCAGTACCTACGAAGTCGAAGAGGTCGTCATCGTCTACCTCTTCAGACCCTTGTAGTTCTTTGCCTTGCCTGCCTTTGCTTTGCCCGAGGCTGACATCGTCCTCTCCTCCGTCGGCATCACACTCGCCATCACCTTGCTTGCTATCGTCGTCTCCGCTTTCATCTTCGGTATCAGACTTGTCTTGTCCTTCATTAGTTTCATCCGTGTCTTGTTCAGGTTCATTGTCTTGTTGTGGTTGTGGTTTTGGTTGTTCTTCTTTTGGTTTGCTCAGTTCACGATAGAGTTGCTCGACAGACTTGTCGCCAGACAAGGCTTCGTCGAGTAGCACTCCGTCGATGAACGGAAAGACTTCCTTCTTGAGTTCGGTGTTACGCATCTTGATCATCGCATTGATGACGTAGTCAGCGGCGACGTTGGCACGATGCAGGTCAGGCATCTTGGCTAGCCTCCAGCCGTGACCTAACAAGGCATGAAGCGACTCGTGTACTAGCAGGAACGAGATCAGTCCTGATGCGTTAGGCTTGCGACATAGCTTGTCAATGCCTGCCTTGTTGAGTAGCAGGCGGCGACCATCAGTCGCGCCGTATGGGATAGCGGTTGACCACTCCCACTCCATTGACATGAGCTTGCTGTATGCAAGGAACCAGTGGCGACTGACGTTACGCATGGCAACGGCTAACGGATGCTCCGAAGGGAACGATGTTGGATCTATTATATTTGATTTCATATGTATGTATTTAGGTTAGAGTGAGGAGGGGTCGGACCTCCTGATACAGGTTACAGGTTACAGACCGAGGGCGGCGAGCGTCTCGTCTGCTTTGCTGATTGCCTTCTCCGCTTTGGCGGCGATGGTCTCACGCTCTGACTTAGTAGGCACACCGACAGGTGAGGCGGCGGCTTCAGCGGCGAGCTTTACTACCGCATCAATCTCAGGCAGGTCAAGGAAGTTCAGGTTCTTCACACGCTTTGCCTCATCACGGAGCTTGTCGAACTGCGTGAGGTGCAAGCGGTCGGCGTTACGCATCGCATCGGTGAAGTCCTCGATCACCTTCTTGAGGTCACGGACTGGACCAGCATGAGATGCGCGGAAGTCTTCCTCGATCTGACGTTGGCTGTCCGCTCTTACACGGTTAGCCACCTCTTCGGTTAGGCCGACAAGCACTGCCTCATTGACTGCGACAGGACGATTGATGACGGACAAGCGCATCGTGAACCTGCTCGCCACTTCGGTAGCAGATGGGATGCTGACTTCGGTTGCGAAGCTAGCGAGTCTGCTCTTCACGATGTTGAGTAAGTCTGGATAGGTTGCAAGGATATCCTCACGGATCGTGTCGAGTTCCGCAACGGCATCGTCGAACACGTTCTGTACTTGATCGACATCCTTGATGCGTAGGTAGAACCCGCCAGTCTGGCAGAGCATACCGAAGCGGCGAACTGCAACGCCAGTACGCTGTTGCAGACTGATTGCTTTGCCTACTGCTGTACCTTTGGCGGCAAGGATCGTGTTGTACAATCGAGCCGCATCCTTCTCTGCACCTGCTGACGTGATCGCTCGTGCCGAAGCGGAGCGGTTGAGTGCAGTGGTAGCAGGTGCAGTTGTCGAGTAGTGGCAGAGCACGAGTGATTGAGCAGTGCCGAGGTTTAGTGTAGTAGTTGTTGTTGTCATAGTATTGTATCTAGTTTGTTGTGTTATTGTTGAACGCTTCAACTATGCGGTAAGCTACGCAGATCCATTTAGCCGAGGATCAAGGCATGGGATTTAGGATGCTCGCTGAGTGGTATACCTCTACGTTCAGCGGAGCGTGCACCGAACTCACGGATGTCGCCTCTGCATTTGAGCAGTAGGGTAACAAGCCAGTCGAAGCCGCCGCTATGCACGGCAATCGGGATGTCCTTGATGCCACGAGTCGCACCGCTCAAGCAGGCCGACACGAGGGCGAACTGACTGGCAGGGTCGTCAGGTACTTGGAACGTGTCAGCGTTGGCACGAAGGGCGGCGATGTCAGGCAACTTGTCAACGTGTTGCAGGAACCCGAAGAACGCAGATGCCGCACGATCACCGACACAACCTTTGACTGCCTTGCGGTAGATGTCTCGTGCCGTGATACGGATTGGCTCAAGCAGTGCGACTGCCTCCCATGTCCGAGGACAAGGATGCGGGGCACCATCATACGGCATGACGACAGGCGGGTTGAAGTGGTCGAGACCATCGCCGCCTGTTGTGCCGAAGCGAAGGAACGATGGTACATGGGAGCCACAAGCGGCGAGCTTGGGGTTCGTGTCGTACCAGTCGAGCCAGTCAGCTACGTTAGGTTCCAACGTGACTTTGATGCACCGCTCTGTGAACGGCGCGTCCTCTACCGCTGAACGAGTACCATCGCAACGTCGGTTAGTGGCACACACCACGAAGACGTTAGTGCCTAAGGTATGGGAACCAATCTTCCGCTTGCCAGATGCAGGGTACAGGCTACGCAACAGAGCACGAACTTGTGGATCGTAGTCGTTCACTTCGTCAAGGAACAGGAGGACAGGACGATCACCGACACGATCTAGCGTAGGCCAAATCTCAGGGGCGGAGAACCAGCCATCCCTCGTGACGGAGTCAGGCACAAGGTAGCCTGTCGTTTCTTGTGGGCCTTGTCCGTTGAGGTTGACTTCCCACACCTCACGTCCCATTGCAGGGCCGAGGACGTTGCAGACCATTGAGGTCTTGCCTGCACCTCCGCTACCTACGATCATAAGGAAGCGGTCGATCATGCTTGCCGCTTCGGCGAGTGGCAAGAGTTCGGATGGTTTGATGGAGTTGATGGCAGTGTTTGTCGTTGTCATAATGTATGTAGTGTGTATCAGTTTATGTGGCGGCAGTGGGACGATTCCCACTACCGAAGACCTTTGTAATTCAATTTAATCCTTATGTCAAGTAAGTATTTTCAATTATTTTTTAGGGGACTTAGTCAAGAGGGTCTTGACCTTTCCGTTAAGCAGGTTGTCGATTAAGGTTTCAGTCTTACGATCAAGCTTGGATCTGACCATAGGCCAAAGGGATTTGATTGCGGCGAGTACGGCTTGATCGAGTGGATTAGTAGGTGTGTTCATAGGTGTAGTGTGTTGTGTGTTATTGTCTATCGAGTATTTGTGCAAGCCCTAAGGCGGCGGTAATCTGTTCCTCTTCGGTGATGGGCAAGCGTTCGCCCACGATACCATCGAAGATAGGGAAGACGACGACTGTGTCTACGTCGAGTTCCACTTCTACGTCATCTATCACGCAGTACTCTGCTTGCACAATCATAGGCCTGCCGTTCGGGCATATGGCACGGACGATCCGTGTTACGTTTGCATCGTTCTCATTTAGTGTAGGTTCTTCACTCATTGGTTTGTTCTGTTGGGTAATAGTGGACCTCGTGTGATGATGGGTTGATGATGCGTACCAGATAGTCGATGACTTGTGACGGGTAGTCGTCGCCAATCGGATGCATACCTGTCTGCGTCCCCATTTGATAGGTGACCCATCCATCTTTCACGTTTAGTATTAGGTGGTTCATAGTTCGTTTGTGTTGTGCTACAACTATGCGGTAAGCTACGCATTGGTTTGTCAAGAGGGTCTTGACTTAGTAACTGCTGTGATAGATTCCTGTATCCTTCATGTGTGTCTGGCTCTTGGCATCAGGTATCATGTAGACCCATGCCGTGATCGTCCCGCCCTTATGCAGATGCACTTGTATTTGCTTACGCTGATACCAGTCGGGATGACCTTCTAAACTATCGAGTCGAGCAAGAGTGTTAGCATCGACACGATAGACCTCTACCTGTACACGCTTGCCGTGACCTTTGCGGTCGATGACATACGGCAGGTTGTCGATGACTAGCGGATACGAATCGGACGTGTTGCCCTCGCCTAAGCAGTAGCTTGACTCAAGCAGACGATGGTTGCCGTGCCCTCTCTTGAGTGTGCCGTAGACGGCTACGCTTACAAGGCTAGGGATACAGGATGCAGGTTGGGATACGTTCCACTTGTCATCATCTAAGTCGTCGATCTCGTAGCCTACTTGCTCTTGTGCAAGCCACTCCTCCCACTCCTTATCTATCTCGTCTTGCTCTAGTGAGTAGCTTGACTTCGGTGCAGTATAGCTGAATGGACTACGCTCCGAAGGGAAGCAGTTCGCCTTGCTGTAATGCACCCCGTCACGGATAGTCCATAGGTCATGGTTGACTAACGCGACTTGACCTGTCGAGCGATTGAGTAGGGCAAAGCGGCAGGCATAGGTAGCTAGCACGTCAAGCATCTTGTTCGCTGACATCCCATTGAGGATCTTGCATAGCTCAAGCGTATCGACGGACTTCGACGACTTGAGTCTGTCAATGGTGCCGTTCATCATCAGCGAGTAAGTATGGTCGATGGTAAACGGATGGCAGTTCTTCTTGCCGATAGGCCCACTCGTTGCATAGCGGAAGTGAGCGGTGTAGGGTCGTCCTGTATCTAACAGGTCACAGGTCTCGTCCCACTTCATGGTATGTATGATCTCCTTCGTGTCATGGAAGAAGATGCCGAAGCCGTCTGGATTCATGCTCATTGCGTTGTCGAGGATCTCGTGTGAGATTACTTTTGCTTTTGGATTGTGTATGATAAGGCACATAATGATTTGTTTTCTATTCGTTTAGGTTAGTGCTTCAGCTATGCGGTAAGCTACGCATTGTCGGTTGGTCAAGAGGGTCTTGACTTATACCCATTCTTGAATGTCAGCATGGGCAATTCCGTCAAGCATCCACACTCGGAACTTGCGAGCAAGGCGTAGCACCTTGGCATACTTGCTTCGGTCTCCGCTGTACGCTCCGTTGAGTAGGGTGTCTCTGCACGCCTTGACGTAGGCGTTGAAACCGATATCGACTCGCATAGCGGAGCAGGTCACGCCAACCCACTCAAACCTACGAGCAAGCTGCGTTGCATTTGTGACACGAGACGGCAAGCGGAGTTCGATGCCGAATGACTTCGTGATGACAGGCGAATACTTCTCCGTGCCATGCTCAATCTTCTTGTCGTACTGAGAACAGAAGTAGTTCGTCAGACGATTGCGGTATACCGCATACCACAGCGGTGCATACTTGCGGAACGATTGGAGCATATCCCTCGGTGCCATATTCTGACAAGAGATATTGATGTGACCACCGCAACGATTGTCACATGGCACGTCGATCAGGTGAGAAGCCTCTGCGAGATCGGACTTGAACTGAAGCTTGACCTGCTCGTCGATTGGGTCGTAAGCGTGGGTCACACCTTCGATGCCACACGATCTGTCGGTTTCCCAATAGGCAAAGAGACTGGTGTGGTCGATGCGGTCGCCTGCAGAGTCTGCATCGCCGACACGATTCTTCTCTACCTCAAAGCCTACAAGCCAACCACTCGCGCCGACGAACAGGTCAGCGGACTTGCCGTGCCTATGGTAGGAGAGGATTCGGTCAAGACCCTCTTGACCACAATGGTCGCAGTCATCTTCGTCGCCACAGATCCATCCGCCCTCTTCGCAGTAGTGGCACTCGTCCATAGGCCAAAACTCGCCATCGTTCTCGCAGTAGACGTAGTAATCGTCGCCGTCGAGGAAGTCATTGCCATGACCATCTTGACGGATGAGATTGTGCGAGCAGAGGTACCACTCTCCGTCGAAGTACTCGATGTCGCTTATGTGCTCTATCGTGCCGCTATGCTCGCAGTAGCGAGCGTTCTCTGCCGTAGCATAGCAGTCTGCTTCGTCGCAGTAAGCGACTTCTTCGTCGTTCTCTGCCTGCTCTAATTGCTGGTCGTTATACCAGTCAAAGTGAGCGTATGAGTACGATGGAGACGACGACGACGTGTAGACACGACTGCAGTCTTCCTTCCTCTGCATCGTGCCGTCGATGGTCTCGACCAACGCATAGGCAACTACTGCTGTCTGATGCGATGGCGGGTCGTAGGTGTTGACGACGCCGAACTCGTAAGGCACGCCTTCAAACCTACAGGTCATGCCGACGAACAACGCGGCAATCTCTGCCGATACTCTTGTGATGTTATTCATATGTGATGTAGCCGTTTACTGCAACGCTTTGGCATACGTTACGCTGTCGCTTTACCTATGGGGCGACACAACCCATTGCAATTCACACGAACTGCCCTATGCCGTTAGTCAGGTGACTAGCTAACGGCAATGGGCAATCGTCAAGAGGGTCTTGACTTTTCCAACGGCGGAAGGGGTTTAGACTTCGGCCAAAGCAGGATCTGCCTGCCCACTAGCGGAGTGGGTACGTCAAGGCGAAGCAACGCCTTCGGACTCTTACGCATGAGGTATGCTGTGGCTTGATCGCTCATTGCGGAAGAAGGTTGAGGATTGAGTAGGCGACGAGGAACGATGCCGTACCTACGGCAACGGCTACCGCTACGGCTACGACGCAACGGCGAAGCCACTTTGTCAAGACCCTCTTGACTCCGTTCCACTTGTGATAGATCTCCGCGCTTGCCACTCGTGCGAGGACTTTGCTGGTGGCTTCTGAAACACCTAACGCAGTCGCTTCGTCGTAGACGGCGAAGTATACTTCTCTTGCTTTCTTTTCGATTAGGTTCATTGGATTATGGTTCATGGATTATGGTTCATGTGACCTGCATCCTGCAAGGGTTGGACTTGCAGGATGCAGGATTCAGGATTCAGGCAATCTTGGATGCGGCGACCGATGCGAGGATCTGTGCCTGCTCCATCGTGAGTTTGTCAAGCGACTGGAGTGACGCGAGGATCTGCTCAAACGTGAAGCCGTTGCCGTTGGGTTTGTCAAGACCCTCTTGACTTTTCTTGTCGGCTTTGCCGTTGTTGTTGTTCTTGCTCTTGTCGCCGTCGAAGACTACGGACAAGAGTTGGCTGATGCGTTGCTTGGTCACGAGTCCCATTGCATTGAGGAACTGCGAAGCAGACTTCCGCTCCATGTTGGTTTGGAAGCAAGCCTCGACGAGTGTGCGAGTGGCTTGTGAGGGGAGAACGTCGTAACCGATCTCGTCCCATGCGACCCTCAAGGAAGCACCAGCTTCTTTGTAATTCTCGCCGTTTGCATTGCAAAGCAATGCGATGGAGGAGGCAAGCTCGTGGGTGCTTGTGATGCAAGTCCACAAGGCGTTAGCCGTTGCCGTTGCGGTTGCGGTGATGATGGATGCGTTGTTCGTTGTCATGTCAGTAGTGTAGTGTATTGTTATTCTCTCCGCCGTTGTGGCTTCACTATACTTGCCACGTTGGGGGTCTCTTCATGCGAGCGCATTATGCATGGAGGCATTGCGAGAAGCATCGTCAAGACCGTCTTGACTCCTGAATCCTGCATCCGTCACCCGTCATGTGGCTGCATGGATCTGCATACATCATGCAGGTACATGATGCATGGCACACGCTACGGGTGGGGGTGCCCGTTTTTGTGCGGGGTCTATGATATGTATATACGGTCAGAGAAAAAAATAATTGAGGTTGACGAATCAGCAAAGAATTGGCAGAATGAGGGTCTTACACGCAAAATCTTATGGACAAAAGCTACTACGATAGGAACAAAGAGGCTCGTAAAGAGTACCAGAAGGCGTATTATGAAGCCAAAAAGGGTGATCTGCGCCGAAAAAGGGAGCTTGAAGCGGAGTTAAATCCCGAAAAGCAAGAGAAAAATCGCAATTATCAGCGAAATTACTACTTGACAAACCGTCAGAAGCTACTGGATCGCAAACGGTTGCGGTATAACAACGCAAAAAGCGCGTAACCCCCATCCTGTACCCTTAATCCTGTAGCAAGATACAGGAATCAGGACAAAGGCATCACGAAAGTGGTGCCTTTTCTGTTAGTATTCTGTTAGATCTAACCGTTTTCTAGCAGATATGTGCTCTCGCGCAGACGCAGACGCACGGTTCGCATCGCGGCTTCAGGATACAGGGATCAGGGTTAAATCGTCAGTCAGAAATAATTTGAGAGGACTTTTAGCACGGCAGGAAAATCTGAAGAGTTTCTCAAACTACTGTAATTCAATGTAAATCAATAATTCAATTAAATTTTAATTAACTGAATTATTGAGATAATATGAATTACCTAAAGGATAGAGTATTTATAAGGTTTATACTAACAGTAATTCACATTCTCTTTTTAATTGAACAAAATACTTGACGGGATTTGGGTTTTGCCGTACCGTCTTGCCTATGGAGACTACACGACGTTTGCGATACGGAGATACAAGAGAGGACGGTTTTGTTTTTCTCAACTATGGGGCGACTTATCGTGGTGGCGAGCGTTGGGTATCACGTGAGCGTTTTGAGCTAATGCGGTTAAACAAGATTACGCGATACCATGAGACCAACCACCTTAGATTGAAACATAAGAAACCAAAGAACGAGCGGTTTGTATCTGACCTGTTTCCGATACGCCGCAGACGCAAGCCCATCCGAAGAATAATTCAGAAAGAAATTGACAAGCTGCCATACGCCCCTAAGATCGACTCCGACATGACTACACCACTTGACCTCACCGTAATTCCGAACTACTCGAAATATGCCATTGCCTCCGATGGCTCCGTGTTCCGCATCCAGCCCGCATCAAGAGGACGCACAGCAGGTATGCGACATCGCGTCACGCCTGTCATCCATCCGAGAGGACATCAGTGGTGCGTACAGCTAACGGACGACGACGGTAAGCGGAAGCGTCTGCCGATTAAGAAACTCGTCATCAGCATCTTCGGAGACGCTGAAACAATTTCTTGACTTTTACAATAGCCAACCATACTATTCAATTTGTGACGAACAATCCGCCAGTGACACCTTCAGGTCTCAACGAGTTTGACTTGTTGAACCTAGATCCTGATACGCTTACGCCGCCTGAATCGCGTTTGCGTGACGTGAAAGCTGCGCGTTCGATTTACGACACACTCCGCAAAGCCGATGAAAAGTCTTCAAGTAATCGTGCGCGTACTGACGCTATGTTTGATGGTGCGCCGCCGTATGATCAAAGGGTTCTGTACTCGACAGGCCAAGGCAATCGTACGAACCTAAACTTCGGCGAAGCACAACGCTATCTCGATGTCTCGATGTCAGCTTACGTTGACCTCTACTCGTCGCTTGATAAGCTGATGAACGTCAAGACGCAGTTGGGCGAAGATGCTACGAAGCAAGACGCGAACGACATCATTGCCGAAGAGCTGACGCAGATGATGCGGGAATGGCCCGAGTTCCACAGCAGCTACTTGCGCCTTTGCACTGAGTTTACCAAACACGGAGTCGGCGTTGCTTACTTTGAAGATCCACACAGTTGGAAGTTCCGTGTTTGCGGTTTGGGCGACTTCCTTATCCCACGTCAGACTCCTGCATCCGAAGAGTACATCGAAGTAGCCTGTGCCCGTCGTCAGTATCTCTTGCACGAACTCTATGCCTTCATTAAGAATCCTGAGGCCGCAGCGAAGATCGGCTGGGACGTAGAGGAAGTCAAACGCGTCATTGTCAAGAACGCACGTACTTCAGGACGCAATGGCAGCAATACCTACGCGGATTGGGAAGTGACCCAACGCGAGATGAAGAATAACGATCTCTATACAGGTCTTGAAAATACGACTGTACAGGTTGTCCATATGTGGGTCCGTGAGTTCGACGGCTCTGTCTCACTACTTATGTTTGCTGAAGAGACTCCAAAGTCCTTCATGTTTAAGCAAACAGGAATGTTTGAAAAGCCTGAGCAAGCATACGTATTGTTCTCGTACGGCGTTGGCACCAACGGCACGTATCATTCAGTTCGTGGCTTAGGACATCGCATCTTCAATCACGTTCAGACGAGTAATCGTATTCGTTGCCAGATGCTCGACAGTGCGATGATGTCTGGCGCAGTGATGATTCAGCCTGAGACGCAGCGTGCGCTTGAGGACTTGTCGTTCACGATGTACGGGCCATACTCGATTCTTTCGCCGAACGTGAAGGTCATCGAGAAAGCAGCACCGAATCTATCGCAGAACATGGTTCCTGCACTGAGTGATCTGCAAAACCAACTTTCTGCCAACGTCGATTTAGTTTCGACTTACGGCAACCAATCCTCGCCGTATCGTAACCAGCTTCAGACCGAACACGACCTTGCCGTTTCTTCGCGCCTGACAGGCTCCACAATCAATTTGTTCTATGCGAGCTGGGCACGACTACTCAAAGAGGTCGTACGACGCGCTGTGAGCAATCCTCGACGCGATGACCGTACTAAGGCATTCTTTGCCCGATGCGCTGAACGAGGCGTGAGTGAGCAGATCATCAAGTCAATTGATCACAACAAGACTGTCGCTGTCAAAGCAATCGGTGCTGGCTCTGCTGCCAACCGTTTGCTTGCTCTCCGTGAGCTTAATCAAATTGCTGGTAGCTACGATGAAGTAGGTCGCCGCAACTTGATCCGTGACATCACTTCGGAACGGGTTGGTCGTGACCTTGTTGATCGCTATGCGCCAGCAAATCCAGAACCACGTACTACTGTTGATGCGAAGATCGCTATGCTCGAAAATCAAGCAATGCAATCAGGTCAACCCGTTGCCGTTCTCGATAGTGAGCTACACGGAATGCACCTCCGCATCCACAATCCTATGCTGCAACAGCTTGTTGCTGGCATTGATTCAGGCGAGGTTGATCCAATGCAGGCTCTTCCGTTGGTTCAAGCAATCTTCCAGCATTGCGGAGAACATTTGCAGTACCTCTCCGCTGATCCGACGGCAAAGGCACAAGTGGCTGAGTCCAATCAACTGATGCAGATTGCACAGGAAGTCATCACAAACTTCAACCGCAAGTTGCAAGCCGAACAGCGCAAGGCAATGGAAGCAGGACAAGCTGAAGGTCAGCCGCCACAAGAAGGACAGCAACAACCACAAGCAGGTCCGTCTCCGATGGAGATGAAGATGCAAGAGCATCAGCTTAAGATGCAGATCGCCCAACAGAAGGCACAAATTGAAATGCAAATCAAGCAAGCTAAGTCTGATCAGGATCTTGCTTTGAAGGATGCAGAGCGTGCGCTTAAGTTTTCAGGCAACGCAACTAGCTAAATAAATTATTTGACAAACTGCGAACTTCGTGGTTTTATTCCCTCATGCCTGCTCACAAAGCTACTGTTCCTAAACAGTTGGACCACTGGTTCAATGATCTCGCTGCCATCGAAAGACTAAGGGAAATCCTTAGTGATCCTATTTATCAGCTCGCTTGTGCCACTTTGACTAACGCAGCACAGCCAACCTACTCCACGATTGTCAGCGGTACAGCTAATGAAAATCGTATGTGTTGGTTAGGTGGATATAATGATTTCTACCGTGATCTTCAAAAGCTCACTAAGTCTCCAGCATCACGTACTACTGTACCTGAAGAGTGGTCACACATTGAATAATTTCTCACCATAAAATATGAGCGCACCAGAAGCCGTACTAACCGAAGCCCCGCAAGGGGAAACCGCATCTGCCGATAATGGCGGATTTGTAGAGTCCCTTGATTCGTTCTTCGATTCATTGGATAATCCACAGATTGAAACCCCAACTCCTGCATCCGAAGCAGTAATTGAGACTCCAATCGAAACGCCACAATCCAATGATCCTCTTTCGGATCTTGATTTTGATGATGCGAAGGACTGGACTCCACAAGCGGCACGTCGGTTTAAGGAACTCAAAGCTGAGTTAAAAACCTATAAGACTCGTGCTGAAGAGCTTGAGCAGGACACGATGCAGAAAGCTACTCGTTTGCAAGAGCTTGAAGCCCTTGCCGATAATCCTGAGTACCAGCAACTGCAAGATCGTGTTGCTCAGTATGAGCAGCAAATGATCGTATCCAAACTGGAGCAGAGTCAAGCATATCAGAGTCTTGTTGAACAGCCACTTATGCAGCTTGTGTCTGAAGCTGATGCTATTGCTGAGAAATATCAAGTTGATGGGAATGGTCTTTTGGAGATCATTGCAATGAGCGATGAAGCCGCACAAGAAGAACAACTTGCTGAATTACTTGCTGCAGCAAGTGACCGTGACAAGTTTCGCATTTACAAGATTATCGAGGAAGTGCAGCCAATTCTTCAACAACGTCATGTACTTCAGGAGAATGCACAGGCTGCATTGGAGGAAGCTATGGCACTAGACCATGAGCAACATCAAATGGCTTTAGTCCATAAAGTACAGCAGAGGCAAGAAGCTGCCAATGCCGTTGCCGATAAACTACGTAGTAAGGTAGCATTCCTTGATGGGGTCGAAGGGATTGACCTCAATCAGATTGCTAAAGAAGCTGCTCAGATTGATCCCGCTTCTCTTGATCACGTTAATAGCACCTATCAGGCTATCGCTGCGAAGCTACTGCCAAAGATGGCGGCACAGTATATGGGTCTTCAAAGAGAGATCGATTCCTTGACCTCTCGTCTTGCAGACTACGACCGTTCTTCCCCTAAAGCAGGAGGCGGATCACTCAATAATAGCTCTATGCCTGCTATGGATAGTAAATCCTTTGTCGATGCTGTTGCTGCTGCATTCGGTGGCTAAATAAAAGTTATAGCTTCGTATAAAATTTGAGTTGACAAGTAATCAATTTTATACGAATCTTCTTTCGACCTGAAATTTTACGAAGCTATCGGCTCGCTCCATGCCGTCTCGAAAGAGAAAACTTGGTTCTAGTAGTAGAGTAGATCTAAGGGTTATTTGAAGCTAAGGCCTATGCGCCTGTCGCCTGTCGCCTGCTTCTGCGACAACCGTGTATTCTTCTTTAACTTTTAACAACCTTTTTAACTTCTTAACTAACTACTTTTATGGCTATTAACACTGGACAACTGTTCGACCAAACTACTTCTACTGCAATCGATACGATCCTCACCCAAGAGGCTAACCGTATCGGTCAAGATATCTATCGTCGTACCCTCCACACCTCTCCGTGGATGGACCTTATCAAACAAACCGCATTTCCAGATGGAATGGGTTACACTCTCGGAACGCTAATCTATGACCGTGCACTTCCTGTTACTTCGGCTAACGGAAGCACTCTCGGAAATAGTTGGACTGAAGTTGGTGGCAGTGCACAAGATACCCAAGTGACTGGAAGCACAGTCAACCAGATTCTTGTTGGTGCTCAAGACACGAACATCAACCCAACAACTGGTAAATCGTATATCGCGTTTAACCGTCAACTCAAACAGTACTCCCTCAAGCGTGCTGTTATTGAGTCTCCGAAAATCAACGTCGAAGATCTTCGCTTTGCCGCTTATCGTACGGAACAACTTCGCGCTATCATGGACTCCATGACTGATTCGACGAAGTATTCGTGGGAAGAGCGTTATCGTGACGAATATGACCGTCTTTGCGGTAACTATGTTCTTTGCAAGTCTACTGGTACTTCAATCACTGCAAACGCAGATGAAACGAAAAATACCTTTGCTGCTGCTTCGGCTGCTGCATCTACTACCAAAATTGGCGATGTTGATGCTTCTCCTGATGATGGCACCGCTGACATCAATGCAAACCTTAGTAACAAGATTCTTGATTCAGTTTACTTCCGTTTGGTCCGTGCTGGCGCAGGTACGAATGCTTACGGTCGTGAAAACGCCCGTCCTGTCTTCGCCCTTGTTTGCTCGTCGGAAGCTTCCTACGCGCTGCAAACTGAAGCTGGTTTCCGTGACGACGTTCGTTACAACAATGCAAAGGTTAGCGATCTTATTGCGCCTCTCGGCATCGAGAAGTCCTTCCGTGGTTTCTACCATATGATTGACGACATGGTTACTCGCTACTCGTTCAACTCGTCTACGGATGCTCTTGAGCGTGTGCAACCATACACGGTGTCCTCAGGTGTAGTTGTTCCTAACCCTTCGTACGAAACCGCTGCATTTGAAGCTGCTTATGTGCTCCATATGGACGTTATGGAAAGCCAGATCCCTGAGCCTATTACAGGTTCAAACGGACTGACCTTCGATCCCGTCAACTATCGTGGTAAGTTCAACTGGAAGAATATCCCTTCCGCTGATCTCAATCCAGATGGAACGATTGGTTTCTTCCGTGGTGTCCTTGCAAGTGCGTCGAAACCAATTCGTACTGAATTTGGTTTTGCCATCATCTTCCAGAGAACATCGACGACTCCAGCCGCATAATCTTAACTGATTAAAACTTAAAACTCCGTAGGCGTAAATGCTTACGGAGTTTTATTTGACAATTTATTTGGTTACGCAATACTCTTAAATGTTTAATAAAAAACAAGGATATGTAGATCTATTTACTGGTTTAGTATTTATAGAAAAAAGAAAACACTGTAAAAATGGAGAGTATTGGGTTACCCCAGATAAATACGAAGCATATAAAAAAAGAAAGGCACTCAATGCTAAGAAGTTTAGGCGACTAAATAAAGTTAAAACACTGCAAAGTAGTAGAAATAATTATCGTAAACACAAAGAAAAACGTCTTGCAAGTAATCGTGTGTATCAGAAAATAAATAAAACTAAAATAGCCCTAATGAATAAACAATGGGTAGAAAAGAACAAAGAACATAAGAGGGCATACGCACGCACGTACCACAAAAATAGAAGACTTAACGACCCTCTTTATGTTTTAAGTTGTAGGTGCAGAGTAAGAATAACTGATATTTTTCGATACATGGGCTACACAAAGAGATCAAAAGCTTCGGAGATGTTGGGGTGTGATTGGCCTACGCTACAGGCACATATTGAGTCCAAATTTGTCGAGGGCATGGGTTGGGAGAATAGAGATCAGTGGCATATTGATCATATCATCCCACTTGCTTCCGCTAAGACAGAAGAACGTTTGATTGAGCTATGCCATTATTCAAACCTTCAACCGCTTTGGGCTTCAGAAAATATGAGTAAAGGATCTAAAATTATCCTTGACTATTCTTTAGGTAAGTCCGACAATACTGCCATCGTTTGATTAACTAACTCAACAACTTAAAACTTATGTGTCCTCCAAGCCTTGATGATCTCCCAACTCTTGCTCAAATCCCCGCACCTACTGGTGACGACTTGCTTCCAATCTACGACTTGACGGGCAATGGCTCATGTAAAGTACGTAAGGTTTCTTTGAACCAGATCAACGGCCTCAGTACTACGGATGCTACTGGACCTGCTGTTCTTTCAAATGCAACAGCAATTGCTACTCGCCTTGTAATCAATAGCAGTGGTACTACCGCTTTGCTTCCAGTGGCTTCTGGAGTATTGCGTGACATCATTATTATGAATGGCAATGCTGGTTCTACTGTTACTGTTACTGTTTCTGGTGGTACGACAAATATCTATAGCTCAGCTACTTCTGGTGGTGCTGCTGCTGCGTCTATTACTATTCCAGCGTCCACTACTGGTCGCTTCTTGAGCGATGGTACTAGCTGGTATCGTACTCACTAAACCCCTAATCCTGCATCCTGTTTCTTGTACAGCTTGAAACAGGATGTAGGAACCCCTTTCTAAATTATGCCTGCTTACCTACCTATTCCTGAAGGTCTTCAAGTGCCTAAGGGCGAGACCTTTGATCTCACAACCACTTATACGATTGACGAAGGTCAACTCTATCCCCTTGCTGTTAATGGCATTCCCTTTCCAGATGTTGAAGCACCTGAAGAGAAAGCCGTAGCAGAGAAAGAAATGGCAACTGGCAAAGAGATGCCTGAAGGACCAAACTCATTTGCATCTGCCGTTGAGATGGCAATGAAAAAGCCAATGAAGTAAGATGTTTGAGCGTTGCTTCAACTCTATAACAGGATCTGCTGCCCCTGCTTTAGGGGTAGTAGTCTCATTCCAAGAGCAGCTTGACGCGCATCTTAGAACAGCTTCTTTGGTCTTGGGGTTGGTCATAGGTTTGCTCTCCCTCTACAATGTAATCCGTAAACTATAACTCTATGCACATCCCAATTCCTGAAGGTCTCCAAGTACCACAAGACGGCAACGTAAAACCGTTTAAGCTCACTGGTATGTTCATCGCTATGGGTGATAAGCTCATGCCTTTGCAACTGGATGGCTTGCCTGTAATGATGCCGAAGGACGAAGGCGAAGATTCTGGACACGAGATGGAAGAAGGACCAGAGCATGAAGCCTCTGAGTCTGAAAATGGCGAGTGCTGCAGTGAGTGTGGTGGCAAGATGGGCGGCAAAGGTGAGATGGAAGGAATGCGCGGCGTTGACGAAGGTCAAAATAAAGGCAATTCCTTTATGATCGCCATTGAGCGCAGTATGAAGCGGAAGTGATTTTTGCTTGACTAGTGGGTCAATAAATAGTACTCTTTCCAGATGAAGACTACTATCATTGGAATCCTCACTATTGTATCGAGCGTCAGTTTCACCGCTATCTCATTCCTGAAGACAGGCACATTTGATATCGGCACACTTATTACTAGCGTTACTGCTGGCGTTGGACTGATCAAAGCTGCTGACGCGAAGTAATGCACTCGCAGCTTTTACTGCTGCGTGCAATGCGTATGCCTAACGGCTGCTTAGGCAGCGCAAAACAAAGCTGGTTCCGTTCTAAGCTGAACGGGATCGGCTCTTTTCTATTGGAGATAAGCTTGTTAAATCAGCGTAAATGAATAAAAAACTCGTAGCAGTATGTGTGGGGCATAGCCGTGCAGGCGACAAAGGTGCCGTAAACGTGGACAACGTAACGGAGTGGTCGTTTAACCAGCCTCTTGCTAAACGTGTTTGTGAACTAATTAAAGATGCAGGTCACGATGCGGTAGTGGTAAGCCTATATAATGGCAGTGGTTATACTGCTGCTATGACTTGGCTAGCTAACCACTTAAAAGAGATCGGCGCAAACGTAGCTGTTGAGCTACATTTCAATTGCTCTGACGACAGTAAAGCCAACGGCTATGAGTTCTTGCATTGGTTCACTAGCCCTAAAGGCTTAACACTTGCAAAAGATCTGGAACAAAGCTTTACCAAAGCCTTCCCACAACAGAAGAATCGCGGCTTGAAACAGATCAATGCAGCGGATAGGGGCGGTCTTTTCTTGAGCAAGACCCTATGCCCTGCCGTTATCTGTGAGCCTTTCTTCGGTAGCAATGCCAAAGAGAACGCCTTCTTTTTTAGCCATAGGGAAGAACTGGCTAAGGCATACGCCGATGGAATCCTAAACTGGTTGGTAGGTAATGCGTTAAAAGCTACACAATAGCTTGACATTTCGTCTGGTTTGCCGTACCTTATCTGACGTAATGCCTGCCGCCGTTTACGATATTATAATCCCAAAAGGTGAAGACTACAACTTTGCTATTCGGATTCTTGATTCATTGGATCAACCTGTTGGTCTGACCGCACCATATGGCAAAGCCGAGATTCGTGAAGCTGATCGTAAGCCTTTAGCTGCTGCATTCACCATTACTTCCTTAGGTGATGGAACAATAAAGCTATCTTTAACTAAAGCACAGACGCTAACCTTAGATACAAACAAGCGTTATTTGTGGGACTTGTTCTGGTTCGACACCAATAATCTGTCGCATAAATTACTCTTTGGTAACGCCGATGCCTATGCAAATATCACTAATTTAACTTAATATGGCTAGTACAAAGAATAATAATTTCATTCGTGCTGTAGACTCACAGTCGCTAACACTATCCTTGAATGGTCCTGCAGGCCCATCAGGACCGAACACAATCACTTCGCAGACTACAACTTCTTTGTCAATTTATGCTAATGAGGCTGCTGCTGTAGCTGCTAATCTACCATCAGGAACAATCTATAAAACAGCTACTGGCGAACTTCGCATCAAACTTTAATCCCAACTCTATAATCTTATGCCAATGACCCCTATCGACAAACAATCCTTCGGTGAAGGAGGAGCCACAATCGTCTCTGGAACCACGCAAACAATCCCTGATGGTGATTACTGCGCCATGCAATGTGTAGCTGATACCACAATCACTACTGCGCTTAATGCTCCATTGCTTACGGGAACACAAACGGGCATTACATACGGTGCTGGCTTTGTTCTTTTTACGCCTATTACTGGCGGAACTGGTGCGATTACTGGTACAGCAGTCTTCTACAAAGCACTCTAAATGCGCTTAGGCTTAGGAAATAATCTTGTTAACGGCGGCGGCCCATCAAATCCAGATGGATTATCGTTGGATCTTAATTTTGCTGCTGACAAAACGCTCACTGCGCGCAAAGGCCCAACTCCAGTTTTCACTCGGGCAAGTGGAGATACAGGAGGAGTGACATATTTTGCACCTTCTGATATTATTGTTAGTTATTCTTACTTGGGAAATGATTATTCTATTGCCTTAAATCAAGATGTCGCAACAGGAGTTGTTAATAGTAGATGGCAATGGACTGATTCATTATTTACTATAATTTCCTATACTGGAACTGCATGGGCATTGAAACAAAGTGGAAATTTAGTGGCTACATCCGCACCTACTTCGCAAGCATGGAGACCAGATTTAGCCGATTGGAGTGGAACTGGTGTGGTTATAACTAATGGAACACCATATAAACTTTTAAGAGCAGCAACGAATGAGCCAAGATTTGATTATGATTTTTCTGACCTTACCAGCAAAGGATTGCTAATTGAAGAATCTAGGACTAATCAAACAAAGTATAGTTATAATAATTTTACTAATGGTTATTGGGAATCTACAGTAAGTAATGTAACAGCAGTTGATTCTGTAACCACAAACCCAGCAGATTCTTTTATACCTACATTTAGTTCGCTTACTGAAATTATAGGTGCTTCCATATCTCGACATATACATGAGACAACTGGTGTATTTACTCCAACAGCAAATACATCATACACAATGAGTGTATGGGTAAAGAGACCAGTATCAAATCAAATTAGATATGTTCAGTTAGCTTTTTGGATTGCTGGATTTGGATCTACGGCTTACATGAATTACGATATTCTTTTGGGACAAGTTAAGACTGGCGGTGCAGGAATTACTGCATCATCAATTACTGCTTACCCAAATGGATGGTATCGGATTACTGCTACTGCTACAAGTTTAGCAAGTCCAGCAGCAAGTGGATTCCAATTAGGATTCTCCACAACTTCTGGAGCAGTAAGAACTGAAGCATATACTGTTTTATCTTCACCAAAGTCAATCTACCTTTGGGGCGCACAAGTTGAGCAGGGAGCATTCGCCACTAGTTATATTCCTACAACAACTACATCACTTACCAGATCTGCTGACGTTTGCAGCATTACTGGAGTTTCAACATTTTATAATGCAACTGAATCAACGATATTTTCAGAAGCACTGGTTGGAAGTGCTTCAAATTTCAACTCTGTAATTTCATTTGATAACGCATCTGCTAGTAATCAACTTGCATTAGCTGCATTCCCATCACCAAACACAATAAACGCATTTGTAGTTTCTGGCGGAACAACTTCAGCATCTCCAACTAGACCGTTGACTTTAGGAGTTTTCTTCAAAGCGGCATCATCCAATAAACTTAATGCTTTCCAGATTTCAATGAATGGGACAAAGGGAACTATTGATACATCAGGAGCAATGCCAGTTGGAATAAGCACATTCAACATTGGAAGGGCGTGGAATGGAGCAACGATCAATGGTTGTTTGAAATCAGTAAAGGTTTATAAAAAAGCAATGTCTGATGCAAAACTTCAAGCATTAACAACACCATGATTGATTACCTCTTAAAATTCCCATCAAAAGCAGTTGCTGAACAGTTCGGCATTGCCAATGGATTCGCGCATCTCGACGAAGAATCTGGCTTAGTGGTATCGTCTCTTGCATCCCATGCTCACGCCTTGTGCGAAATTGGAAAGCATAACAAAGACAAAAACTATTGGGTCTTGTTCCGCGACTTAGTCGGGATTCCTGTTCCTAAAGGCGGCGAACAGTTCATTTATTGGTCATCCGACTTTATGGTACACGATGAAGACGGCAACGATGTTCCCGTGCCACGTCCTACTGACGATCCAAACGTGCCAAACGTATTTTGGGCCTAAACCTTTACGCCAATGCTTGCAGCCAATTACGACATTACCTTAGATCGCGCAGCGGATTACAGCTTCGTGCTTACAATCAACAATCAGGCTGGCACTGCTGTTGATTTGGGGTCGCCCACTGCTACCTTTATTGCTGATGTCCGTGAAGTTTTGACAAAGAAAGAAGTACTTGACCTTACGCCTACTGTATTAGGTACTGCGACTAATGGACAAGTACAGATTACAATTACCAAAGCCCAAACTAAAACGCTGAAAGCAGGAGAGGGAATCTACGAATGGGATCTCTTTATGGATCGTGGATCTCCTACAGTACGCACTAGACTCCTCTACGGTTCACTTACTGCTCGCGCACAAACTACTAACGACGCTTAATCATTATGGTCTCCGATACTTATACCCTTACTATCTCAGATGTTGGCGTTAGCACGCCTGCTGATGGTTCCGTGACTACAGTTAAGATTGCAGACTATAATGTTGCGATTGCAGGTACTGGTGTTACGACTGCTAAGATTGCTGATAGCGCGATCACTTCTGCTAAGATTGCCAACGGCACAATTACTGGAACTGACATTGCTTCAGGTACAATCGCTTCATCTAATATCTTAGATGGAACGATTACTGGTACTGACATTGCTACAGGAACAGTTACTTCGTCCAATATCGTAGACGGCACAATCGTTGCTGGTGATATTGCTGCTGACGCTGTTACCACAGCAAAGATCCTTAACGCTAATGTCACTACCTTAAAGATTGCCGACAATAACGTAACTGTAGGAAAGATCCAACAAGTTGGTGCTAATAAGATCTTAGGTAACTCGACTGGATCGACAGCTAACTTAGCAGAAAAAGATTGTTCTACTTTAGCTTTTACCCTGCTTGCTAATATCTCACAAGCATCGATGCAGTCAACATTGGGCTTAGGCACAATGTCAACCCAAGCAGCGAGTGATGTAGCAATTACAGGAGGCACTATTAGTGGGGTTACCTATTCAGGAACATCAGTAAATGTATCGTCACCTACAGGAACATTGCCTGCAGTTAATGGTGGTACAGGTTTGAATAGCTATGCAGCAGGTGACTTGCTATATGCAACAGGCTCCGCCTCATTAGCAAAACTCACAAAAGGTTCCGATGCTACGACTGTTCTCCATGCATCAGGTAGCGGTTCCACACCAACATGGAGCAAGATTGACTTAGCCAATGATGTTACAGGCTACTTACCTATTGCTAATGGTGGTACTGGTGGTCCTACTGTTGACACATTATCTTTTGCCACAACAGGTTTAACTACAGACGCTCTTACTACTGGAGAAATAAGGTGGAATTCGGTGGATAAAACTTTAGACCTTAAACTTGCAGGTGACGTTACGCTACAGATGGGTCAAGAGTGCAACCTTTATGTTCACAATGAAGACTCTGTGCAAATACCAAACGGCAGTGCTGTTTATATTTTTGGTGCTGATGGTGTTAAACCATCAGTTAAAAGAGCTACTAACGCAGATATTACTGGTAAGAAAGTATTGGGTATTGCAACACAAGATATTGCTATAGGAGGAGATGGCTATATAACTACACAAGGTTTAGTTAGGGACATAAATACATCAACATATGGCGGGGTAGGTACTCCTTTATATTTGGGAACTAGTGGAGCGTTGACTTCAACAATGCCAGCATACCCTAATACTGCAGCACGCGTAGCTGTTGTAGTTACAAATAATTCTTCTACTGGAATTATTTATGTTCATTCTCCCGTATTGATTGATAATATTGTAGTGGGTCAGTTTACATGGTCTGGCAATGTAACTGCAGGACCAACACAAACGGTTACTGGTTTAACTTCAAGTGCAAATGTAATCATACAAGAACGTAATACTACTAGTCCGCTTTCAAAATCTTATTCTGTTGTATGTAATACAGGAACTTTTGTACCTTATTGTGATGCAGGAGCATCAATGAATGGGAAACTATTCTCTTATATTGCATTCCTTTAATCATGCCAGTATCCCAAATGCCGCAAGCCCCGTGGAGGCAGGACCGTAGGACATTCCCTACGCCGCTTGTCACGGATGTATTGTTCAGCGAGATTCGTGACTGTAACCTACACGACTTTCCTTTATATGGCACGCCGCATCCTAATAAAGATAAATGGCCTTTCCATAAACTGATTTTCATCAAGCCCGTTGACATCGAGCGCAATCAGATCTTCCAGTTCTTTTACGCTGCAGATCGTGAGAACCAAGATCTCTACAACTTTTCATCTGGCTATCGTAACGTAATCGGTAATGTCGGTGGTCGTGAGTTTCGTGTTGTATTGCGTGAGTACGTTACGCTTAGGGACGACTTCGATCCCATGTATCCAGCTTTTGCTGCACCGATGCCTAATGTGCCTGAAGGTACATTTGATAATGCTGAATACGTATTTTTTGATAAGCAGCAAAAAAAGATAGATCAACCTGAACTTGATTCACTTTATGTTGCTGAAGTTCGCACGTACGTTGAACGTGCATTTCTTGACTACAAGATTTCATATACGGCTCAAGTACCTGATCTTGTACCTGACAAGTTTAGGGCATCACTCACTCGTACCACTATTGAAGGTCTTGAAGAAGGTCTTGCAGAAACTCCAATACTAGAGAGTGGTCAGCTTCTAGCATCTCAGGATCAACTTAATCCAGATGTTAAGTTAGTAAAAACTGTTACTCAGAATAATCCAACCTCTACTATAACGCTTAACGGTACTCGTAGTTATGTTGAAACAACAGAAGCAAATACCGTTGAGACTTTTTCAACGGAAGAGCTTGAAGCTGAGACTGGATTACTTATTGCCCAATCTATTGTTACCCCATTAGGTAATGGCGATTTTGTGCGTGAGACTGTTAAAGTTGATGCTTGGCCTGAATTAGTATCGACTCAATGGGACCCAACAATCAATGCTCAAGTTAAATCTACTGAGCAATTTATCTCTCCTAGTGATGTTGATGAGACAGCAGCTAATACTTCTTATCGTGCGGTTAATAAGGATCGTACACTACGTACTGTAGAGACTACTCCAACTACAGCTCTATCGAACTACTTACTATCCTTTCCTAGTAGGATGGATATCCAGTTGCCGAGGGTACTTAAAAATGTATCGGTAGTCTGGAGTACAGACAAAGGAGAAGGCTCTTCAGATGGTGAATGGAATGGTTATGCTAGTGGTACATCCTATAGCCTATCAGGATCAGAAGGTGACCAATGCCAAAGCTCACTTACAATTAAGCCAGAACTAGTGATTGATATCGAGCAGCCTTGGGGTTCTGATATTCCAGTTACTGTATACGCATTCTTTATTCAGACATCAAATGGTTCTGTATCCGAGACTGCATTACGAGCACGTGTCAATGAGATTGTAGGATCAACTACACAAAACTGGCCTGTCTTTAAGCCTGTATCCCATACGATGATTGCCCAAGGAGGGAGGGCAAATGTAGTAGCAGCAGCTTCAGGAAACGCATCGAGAGGTGTTACGCCAGCCGCTCAATCTGCGGAGTTAGGTCAGACAGTTACTAAAAACTATGATTTAAGTCTAAGTTTAAGTTCAGTTAATATTCCACCAACAATCCACAAAGATATTGTAATAACAGATAGTAGTAGAGAAGATACCGTATCAGCTACTGCTATAGCTAACTGGATTGGTAGTAACTTCCCATCATTAAATATAAGTTCAACTGTTCAAAAAACTGTTAAAGCAGCAGTAAGTCCGAGTGTATTGCAAGCTACTATCCCAAGTGAAATACCTAAGACAGGCAAGTATATTATGCGTGCCTCGGTTGAGCCATATAAGTGGGGATGGGCCAAATGCTCTGCTGTAATCCTTGACGCTGTAAATCTTCAATAATATGGATGACCCTTATATCCAAAGAAATGCGTATAGTGGTAATGGTGAGCCGTTAAAGGGCTATAGCGGTAATGGTACTCCATTAAAGGGTACTGTTACTAAGCGCATGGAGACTCAGATGCAGGCTGCTGCGATGGGTATCAAGACCGACGGTCTCTCTACGCGTGAAATTCGTACTGCTATTACTGTTAAACAGGAGGCGGACAAAGATATGGCAGACTTCATCAAGGAGACTGTCGCAGGTCTACCTAGAAACCAAACCCCTAATGCAGTACAACAAGAAGTAACGACGACTAGAACTGATGATACTCCAACTAGTCTCATAAATGGTTCTGGAAAAAAAGGTGGTGCAGGTAGTGATAAGAGTCAACCTATTGAGTTTTATTGTTGGAAAGACGGTGAGGTTGGAACTATTACGTTAAAGGCTTCTATTGGTTTTACCCCATTAGTATGATATGTCTGATATTTGTTTAATGGCTCCGAAAGGGAACGGGTATTCAACAGCACCATTTTACAATTTTGGATATGGGAGTAACACCTTTGAAGAGTATTTAGCTGGTCCAGCTATTGTTAAGATCACGCCACAAATAGCTGGGAACTGGCTATACAATGTAAAAAAGCTGTCTATTTCAAATGCACAACAGTTTCAAGGCGATCCTGAGGGGGGCATATTGATTGCTGCAGGTACAGCTACTACATCGCTCACTCAAAAAGACGTTGGTGCTATAGAGATTGACGACGGCATGATACGCCCTAGAGTTAGCTGTATTTACATACCTATTGAGGACAGATATTTTGAAACTCTATTCGGATGGTCTATAGACGTTACCTACTCAAGTTTTGAAGATTATGCTGATGGTGACTTACGTAGTGCCCTCGCCACATTTTTAGGCCTTTACTTTTTCATGTATGAAGATGAGTTCTACGCATACTTCGATTACACTTTCCCACACTCAAGTCTGTCGGTATCTATGAACCAGATTACAGTACGAGTAAATAGTAAATACGCAGAGGCTAACTGGGAGGGAAGCACTGAGGTATTTACAATTTTAGAGACTCAATACCCCGTAGCTTAGAGACCTTTTATTGACTTGACTTTATCCAACTAATCCAATAATCTCTCCCTATGCCTGCTCCGACAGTTAAATCAAAAAAGCAAGTTGCCTACCTCCTTTCAAAAGTTTCGCCTCTTTCGGATAAACAACAAGGGAAACTAAAAAAGGAGTTGCATACTGGTGCCGTTAAAGTTGCAAAGAAATAACTTATGCCTGCTTACACCTTAAATCAACTTGCACCAATGCTCGATAAATACGTCGAGCCTGAAGCTGATTTTAGGTTAAGCCTCAATCAGGTACTGGCACGTATTTACAACATGGGGATCTACCGTGATCTCACTGTGCAGTATAGCCTACCTGTTGTTGATGGCTGCATTACGCTTCCAGATGATGCCGACTCTATATTGCACACAATGGTTGACGGATTTCCCGTTCCTGTTCGTTCTTTGTGGCACGACTTTAAGTCAATTGGCATTGGTAACTTATCAGTTAATCCAACGATCCAATGGGGTCTGATTGATGCTGGTTATACACCAACTAAGAGACTTCTTACTGAAGAAACAAATTATTTGTACATTACTTCAGCCGCTGATTCTAGTGTTCCTCATTCTTTTTCTCCTGATAACGGTAATACTATTGTTGTTGTTGGTTGTGATGGAGACCAATTTTATACTGGTGTTTTACAAGAAGTTACTTCTGGAGTATATGCCATTCACTTTGATACTCCAATTACAAGTATTGTAAGTATTCATTTTGAAGGATTTTCTGGTGCTTTTGATATTCGTACTGATGTAGCAGATCGGGAAACCACAATTGCAACCGTTGGTCCTGATGGCGGCGTAACTCGCTATCGTCGATTCCGCATTAACGGATCGGTAGACGGTAAGACTGTAGTGCACGTTCTATGTAAGCGTAAGTTTCAATTGCTACAAAATGATACTGACATCGTATATGTTGGCAATATTGGTGCAATTAAACAAGGTCTCTGCGGTCACTTGATGGAGGATAATGCCGATATCGAACGCGCACAGTATCATTGGAATCAGTGTATGCTCCTTATGGAAGAAGAAGCTAATTCCAGTAGAGGAGCAGCAGTTCCTCGCCTAAACATCGACCCATACGGAACAGGTATGCAGAGTCGTATGTTCCAAATCTACTAATGAAAATCGTTAAGCCTTCAGACGAGCAACGTAAAGTTGCACGCTCTGATTCAAAACAGATGGGTGTCTTGCGTAATTCTTTCACGCGAGGCAGAGGTAATGAGATCGGTATGATGGGCGAAGTTCTCGTTCAAGAACTGATCGGAGGTGATCGCGTCGGTGCAACTTGCTTTGCGTACGATCTTATCCTTCCAAACGGTGTTACCGTCGATGTCAAGACTACAAAGGCTGCATCCGTCCCTCAACCCCATTATGTCGCTCGTGTGTACGGTAGTGAGGATGACAAGGAAAAGCTGTGTAGCAAATGTAATGTTTACTATTTTGTTAGGTGCAACCAACAGTTGACCTTAGCGACGATTGTCGGCTGGTTGCCTGCTCGTGAGTTCATTGAGCGTGCCCTCTTTCTGCCAAAAGGCAACGTGGACCCGAACGATGGAAAACTTTCCTTTGCCGACGAGTTCACGTTGCCTATCTCAGAGCTTCATGCGCCAACGGTTAAGATGACAAAGAAGCGATTGGGGGTTTAAAAGTCTTCCCCTTTGTCGATGTCGAAGTCTTGGGACAAGTCGATCTCCCAGACCTTACCCCCACCATCGCCTCTGCTTCGTACAGGACGGATGGTCTTGTTGTGCTTGCTGACTTCTTCCAATACGGTCATGCCGCGACGGACGAACTCAAGGTTGTTGCTGTTGCCGACACTGCGACCGCCGTTTGCATCATGGAGCACAACGGTAAACTCAGTGAGCGTGCCTCTCCACTTTGGCTTGTCAGTGTACTCGCGCACCTTCTTCGCAAAGAATTCCACCATTTCAGCAATTGCTGAACGCGAGCTATTATCGTATGCAGCAGCTTCGATAAAGGAGTCGATGTATGTCTTCACGCCGAACCGACTGGAATCCTTTACCTCTAACGGTGCTTGCCAATCCAGTAGCCACCTTAGGAAGAATGGCAATTCAGTGGCAATAGTGTTTTCGACAAACTCGTTTGATCCGAACTTTACCTTGTGCCCTCCATTGATACGAAGTGCAATAATCTTGTCTCGGTTACTACTATCCAAAGATGGCAATGCCGCAAGGGAGTTCGCATCGAGATTCAAGGACATCATCACTCTGCCAGACCACGGCAATGGAATAGCATCAGCATACTTTGCATGATACTCAAGCCGTGGATTAGCAACGCAACGCTTCGTGAGTTCAACAAACTTGCGCTGATCGGCATAGGTTGCCGCAGCCGTTTGGTCGTCGATAACCCATGCGGCAGAGCCACAGAGATCGCGGTTAAAGTTCGTCTTGCCTGATAGGTAGTCCGAAGCGTCACTAAAGCCACCAACGGATGCGCCAATAATCTTGTTTGTCAGTAGCGTCTTACCGTGACCTGTTGGGCCTAAGAGAATGAACAGTTGCCCTTGATCCAGTCGATGGTTCAGGATTGCTGCGTACAGACGTTGATACCATGCAAGGAAGTATGGCAGCGTCGAATTGCCTTTCTCGTCGTCCGCAAAGAATGGGATAACGAACTGATGAATCCAAGGCCAGTTTGCAGGATCTCCATTGTCAGCAGGTTGGATAGGCGTTGCCCGACAGTTATTGAGGATCTTGCGTCCGTTGAAGGTTACGACACGATCCTTAGAGAACACAACAGGCGCGACTTCTTCTACACGGCAGTCGTTTGAGATCGACAGGATTGCTTGCTCAATCTCAGAGATTGGCTGGTTCTTCTTAGGCTTAGGACTAAAACCAACCTTACGAAGTTCCAGAATAAGCTGATCCTTTGGTATCGCTACAGGTCCGCCACCCAAAATCTTGTAATAGCTTTTGCCATTAAACCAATACTGGTCAATGAGGTTGGACAACTTCTTCTCCTCAAACTGATCGAGAAACTGCTTACCTAAGATCTCACGCCATGACGCAAACCCTTTACCTGCACGATCAGAGTAACAGATCATGCCGTCCTCTCGTACCTGACAACCGTCACGATCAATGCCGTCGTCGATCCAGAACAGCGGACCTCTTGCTCCGATTACAAACTCGCCTTTCCAGCGATTTGGAAAACGCCGCAGTACTTCAGCAGCAATCTCGTCGAGCGGCACGTTAGTATCCGAAGTCTTGATCGGCGTATCGTTTGCTGACTTGAGCAGGATAGTACGAGCAAAGCTAATCGGAATAGTATCTCCGATCTTAGTCCAGTTCGTGCCTATCTCAAAGTACTGAGAAGGCTTGAGGCTGGTCTTGTCAAATCCTCCTAAGAGCATTGAGGCTTTGAGGGCATCACATAACCGCTTGAGGAAAGCAGGTGCAAGATCGGCGGCGATAGGCAACGGCGCATCAAACTCCCACACCAATCGGATGAAGCCAGAATAAGTCTTCGACCTCCATGTTGGCATTGGTGTACCGTCACAGCGAGTCTTCAGGATCTGATCTACGTTGTCCCAATCTACAGGAACGTCGTCGAAGTCTGCTACAAAGCCGTGTAGCTTATTAACAGGATTGTCAGTGCTAACGCGAGCGGAAGGCGCATCACCCTCCGACATCGAATAGAAGCAATGGTTAGTAGTATCCTTCGCACACCACTCCCGATACTCCGCTTTGTTGGCGAAGGTCGGGCACTTGTAATTGAGTACGGATAAATCGTCGGTTGATGACGTGGCGACAGCACGGTTGTTTTTGAGGTAGCGGTATTTCATTTGGAGTAGAGATCTAAGATGTGCCCTTCAGCGGCAACTGGAATGTCAGGAATCCATGACGGTGCTGTGTGCATAATGCCAAGGATGTCAGCGAGTGCTTGCTCTGCGTGTTCTTCAGGAACCTCGCAGACCATTTCGTCATGGACATGGAGAATTACAGGATAGCCAGCAGCGTCAACACGAATCATCATATCGGAGAAAATGTCTCGTGCCAATGCCTGAGAGCAGTTTTCCGTAAGGATGCCGCCCCAGATTGCAAAGTCTCGCATCTGTCCGTTGCGGACTAGCTTGCCGATATAGCGGAAACGATTGGTTTGTCCCAATTCTTTCATTCGCTTCAGCGTGCCATAGCGCATCGACCTGCCAGAAGGAAGCTCTAGCTCAAACGGCTCACCTAAGGTGTAAGCCATAGCCATATCCTGATCGAGGCTACGCCAGTACTTGACGACAGACGACATCCTTTCACGATAGGTCTTTACGGATACTTCGGCTTCTAGCATAGGCATATTGGCGAATCCAGAGAACTTGTTTGGTCCCATCCCGTAGCCGCAGCCCAACACGATTGCCTTAACCTTTTGTCTTAGCTCCTTGCTGTAGTCTTTAAGTTGCCCGTAAGCGGGATCATGCAGACCTAACAACACACCGAATGCATGGTAGATATCCTCCGACTCACGGATAAGTTCAAGGGCTTTCTGATCTTTGGCGAGCCAGCAAAGCGTACGCACTTCGATCTGCGAAAGGTCAGCTACGATCAGCTTGTAGCCGTCCTTTGGCTTGATCATGTGGCGAAAGTTTACACCGAACATAGGATCACGAGGCAAATTCTGAAGGTTTAGATTACCGCCACTGCCGCTGAAGCGAGCCGTAGGGTTTGCACCGCAGTACATGAGACCGCCATAGTACCTGCCGTCTGGCATCGTTCCTGCATCGAAAGCCTCTAGCTTACGAAGAAATGCATTGATACGGCGATAGCTTTGCACAGCACGCGCCCAAGGACAGGCTTGCTGATGGGCAGCAAACCACTTGTCAGCTTCATCGCTATCTTGTGCAAGTGATGCTGGTGGCTCAATCCCTTGCTTGCGGCACTGTTCGTTGAACGCTTTGCGTGATAACGGAGTGTAGTCCGCGATCCACGGAATGCTTTGCTCCGCCTCAAATAGTTCTGTTTTGATTTGGCTCAGGTTCTTCTGAAGCAGATCAGTATCAATCGGCAATCCACGCTGACCCACCTTTCGGTTCAGGTGACTGATCTTACGTTCGGTCTCAGACCATCTGTCTGACAACTCTTGCCATAATCTTAAGCAAAGTTCAGCGTCCTTAATGGCGTACTCCGTGACCTCTTTCTTGAAGTCATCGGTCATGTTAGCCCATTGCTTGCCCTTCATGTTGTCACGAGTTGTCTTCGTAATCTCAGTGCCGAAGACTGCGGCAGTAGCGTTCTTCAGGGATCTCGGCAAGCCTAAGAAGGCGGTCATGTCAGCGGTGCAATGCCATTCAGCAGGACTGCACGACTCAAACCAGCCCATCTCCACACCGTATAGGTAGAGGCTTTCGTCGAACGATGCGTTGTGGGACAACACACGATTGCCCGTAAGTATCGAAAAGTCGAAATCGTCGGGGTGTCCAGCGAAACGGAACCCGTCATCTCCAGCAATAGTTATCATGTAGGCATCGAACTGAGGATGAGAGAAATATCCTCTAGGGCCAAGGGTTGTGATGGAGCATTCTCCATCGTAGTAAGATTCCCAATCGAGGGCGTAAGTTTTCATTTTAGTATGTGGGCATAAAGGAACCCCACACACTACACTGAATGAGTGTAGCGTGTGAGGTTGGGGTAGGGTTACTCAGGATCTAGTTCAAACTCCAACTGCTCAATAATTGGGTTGGCAATACGGATTCGATCCATCTCGTTATCGATTGCCTGAACGACAAGCTGCAACGATGACTTTTGAAATTGAACCTCCTCGATCTGAGAGTTCAAATCCTTGATGTTTTCGTCGATAGTCTTCAGGACTGCACGAATTGAATCGGCTTCACGCTTAAGGACCGACAGTGGATTAGGTAGAGCTTCCATTAGTTTGATCCTTTCGTTAGGCGGTTAGCGAACTCAATAGCGTCAGCAGGCACTTCGCTCTTCGTGATGGCAAGCGTTGGTACATACCAGCTATACTTGCCTTTCGACATAAGTTCAGTACCGAAGTTCCAGAAGCGGGTAGCAACTGAGATTGCGGGATTGAACGTCTGGAAGGTGAATAGACGCTTGTAGGTCAAGCGGTACGCATCCTTCTGAACGGTGATACGACCAATCTGATAATTGGTATCTCCGATTGGGTAAGGGAATAGGCTATCGTCGTCACCTGTCTGTGGGATCAGGAGTACAATTTCAGCGAACTCGATTACTTCGTAGTTGCTATCAGCAGCAATGTCCTTAGCTTCGGCTTCTGAAGACACAATCTTTGGGATATAGTCTTCACCGAATGGTACGTTCTCTTTCCACTTCTTGACGGCACCAATCACGATGACTGGAGCTTTCTGTTCAGCTTCAAGGAGTACGGAGTCTTGGTCGATGACCACTGCTCCGATTGGTCCCTTGATCTCCGACATCTTTTGGATGACGTTGAGGCGAGGGATGTCGATGTCTTGCGTAGAGAACGCAAGGCTATTGTTAGTCGGTGCGACTGCCAATGTTTCGGTTTCTGCAACTTGCACGTCGGTGCTTTCTTTTTTACTGCTCATGGTTTCTGTTTTCTGGTTTACGATTGGTTGTTGCGTATGCTTACTAGCGGGGACAACCATAACTCCCGTTCTCCTCATTTGGAGGAAAGTGTGTATCGCGTCGGCCCAACCTCAACGATGCCAAGATCAATAGCTTCTTTTTCAAAGCTGTCAACGATAAAAGATTTTTTTCCTTTCGGAGCTTTTTCGTGCAAGACCTTAGAGAGTTGATTAAGTGTCAAGTCAGCAGCTTCGATGACTTCCGTCAAGTCCAATCCGTGGCGTACTGCAAGCTGTGCGAGATAGTTTTTCTCCTTAGTCTTCTTCAGCGCACCCATTGACTTAAGTCGAAGTGACTCAAACTCGATGCCATCGTGAGCCATTCCTGTAGCCTTATGCTTGATACCTGATGCCCAGTTCTCTACGATCTTAGCTACAATGTAGAGTTTCTCAATAGTCTCCGTATCGTCAATCTCGCCTGAAGCAATAGGACCATCTGGCAATAGGTCAGGACGATAACGTCGAGCAACTTCAACTGCAACTGCGCCCAATGCAGGACAGTGTTCTTCGTGCTGACAGAAGCGGCAGTTGACTGAAGGATTCAGATCGTCAAGATCAATCGTCTTATTACCCCACTTTGGGCGAGTCGTCTCAGCGGCGATGATAACGTCAGAGATCTCTTTGCGGAGCTGATCCATCTCGCTGCGCTCAAACTTACCAATAAGAATCTCGTCTCGCTTAGGGACTAAGAAGGCAAAGTGAATTGTCTCCAAATGTGGGAACATCTGGAAGGTTGCAAGCACGTAGGCTTTGCTCTGCCAATTCTTGTTCGGCGGATCGATCTTACTGATGCCAGTCTTGTAGTCAATCTGTAAGCCGATACTGTCTTTCCATGCGACGATGTCTGATGTACCAAAGGTTGGGGTTTTGCAATCAAGCTCAAGGGTTAGGCGCATCTCCCGCTTGATCGTGACTCCTTCGACCCCACCAAAGACGTTGTCAAAAGTCTCAATCTCCTCTGCAAGCATACGCTCATAGATCTGAACTTCCTCCTCACTATGCAGTGCAGAAGTGTCGCGCACCTCAAGTGCTTCATGGATACGCGTGCCCATTTCGGCAGCGGCGTTAGTCCCTTCCTTGCCGTGGTATCCAGCACAGATTGAGAAGTACTTTAGTGATGATGGGCCGAACTCAGCGTGTGCTCGTTCGGAGTGGTCTACGGTTTCGATATTCATGGTGTCGGTTTCTTGTGTAATGTGTCCATAGCCAATCGCTTTTTTTCCAACTTGTCAACGATTTTTTCTTCAATAGTTTTTGAAGCAATCAGAACTCGTTGAACTACAGGGCTTTTTGCGCCTGCACGATGTACTCTACCTAAGGTCTGAATGTAGTCTTTCACGTTAAATGTCGGCGAAATCAAACTCATTCTCGGATGCCCACCTTCCGTATCGTGAAGTGAAACACCGACTCCTCCTGCTGCGATATTGCAGATGATCACGTTCGTTTGGTTCGTTTGGAATCTCTGTACGTTATCCTCCCTCACCATAGAACTTTGACCTCCGACGATAACGGATGCGTGCGTGAGCGTATCAGCAAGGGCTTTGACGGTGTCGGTAAAGTTGACGAAGACAGCTACGCTATACCCTTCAGCACAAGCGTCTGTAATCATGTCAAGAATATCTGGCACTTTAGCAGCTTCAGCAAGCTGTCTCGCACGCAAGATCTCCACAAGGATATGCGGTGACGCTCCACCGTCCTCAAGGAACTGTTCCACGATTTCAGGAGTAACTCCGTGTTGCTTGTAGAAGCGAGCAATGTCCGTGAGCGAGGAGAAAGCAAGTGGTTCTGTGATGACTTGATTGTCCGTAAAGGCATTGGGCAAGTCCTTAGGTGTGAGCTTAACACAATTCTTAGAGTAGAGTTCTTGGTTAAGGTGTACCAATTTTGGTACAGGTCCAGCTACCCAATTGTTCCACGGATCTCTCTTGCATCCATATTGCATCATCCACGAGAACCAACTCTTCTTTGATCCTTCAGGTCTGTTCAGTGAATGTATCCCTAAAGCGAAACCTAAAGACCGCATCTCTGTAGGGTCTTGGCAAGCTGTGGCAGAAAGTAATAGATTGCAGTATCCAGCTTGTCTTGCTGCAACGAGCATCTGTGAGTTCTGACTATACGGGGACTTGCACTTGTGACACTCGTCCCAAATAATCAGTGTTCCTTCTGGCAGCGTCCAACGGAAAAGTTTCTTGGCAGCTTTAATAATATGGTTGTTGCCTCTCTTTAATTTCTCGTAGTTTGAAATAAAGATCGGTGTGACTCCAACCTCTGCAAGTTCACGCTCCCAATGCGGGATAACAATCTTTGGGCATACTACAGCAACAGGTCTGCCAAACTCTAAGGCTACATAACTGGCAATAACAGTCTTGCCTACACCTGTTTGGCTTGAATCAAGTGCACCGTTATAAACGCGTAAGGCTTCTTTTAGAGAGTCAACGGACTTTCTTTGTTTCGGGAATAGTGTTTTCATCTTTCTTTTCGTAGTAGTTCTTCTTGCATCGATCACGTTGCTGCTGCCGTTTTACAGGATCGGATAGGCGTTCTTTGGCGCACTCGCTCATGCAGCGCATACAGCGCGTGCGGTGGCTTTCATAGAACTCGCGTACTGGTTTGTCTTGCTGGCAGCGTCTGCACCACTGCAACTTAGTCTTCCCGTAGATCATCCTGTACTTTCTTCTTGAGCTTATCCAGATCTTCCCAAACTTTGTTAAGCCGATCCACAGCTTCCTGAACCTGTCCCTCCAGCATTTCGTCGTACTCCAAATACATATCGCGCCAACGAGTCGCTTCAAGTTTCCAAAGGTCACGTTCCGCAACAATATCTGAGTGACCCTTTTGCCAGATATGGCAGGATCGTGTTGCCTCATCACGTTCTGCAATAACATCGTCAATACGCTTGAGCATCTGCAAGTAGTTTTCTTCATGTGCTTCCGCTCTTGATTTCCAAACTTTCACGTCCTTTTGTAATTGTTCTTCTTTTACGGTTCTCATTTAGTTTCCATCGTTTTGTGTTCGGTAAGTTTTGTCGATTTCAGCAAGTGCTGAAAGCATTGATTCCTCCGAAAGCGTGATGTTTCGTGCAATGTAAATCTTGTTGCAGATACGTTCTGCGGTTATCATGCGCTCTTGCGTTTTCTCTAACCTTTCAAGCAGCATATCTTGCATTTCCCTTTCAAAATATAAATGCTCTTTTAGGCTTTCCGAAATATGTATTTCATCGAGCCGATTTGCTGCTTTAGCAATAGTTGCATCTGTTTCCGCGATTGCTTTGTTGGTTTGTTCGTCAGTCATTTTGGTTGGTTGTATTAAATACATTATCCAAATCACACCGCAAGCACCCTCCGTTTGGAAGTGGATCGTTGCAATCGCATTCGGAAATATCTCGCCAGTAGGCTAATACATTAAGATTTTTTAATAGTCCATCGCGTTCGCGTTCTAGTTTTTCGCATTTCAATGTTAGCTTAGAAGCCATCCCTATGGCATCTGTGCCAATTACCGTGAGATATGTTCTTACTAGCTTATCAGTTTCTGGTGTATCGCTCATGCTTCCTCCTCCCACTCCCCAAGTACCTTTAAGAATTCTTCTGCTTTCATGCGGGCAGTAACGTGGATGACATTACTATGTTTATCATATAGGTTGACGACATAGCATCCATAAGCGTGCAGATCTTCACGCATAAGCCACTCTTCAGCATCATGCATGGCGTTAAGGCATCCTGCATAGTTGGGGAACCAGTCTAAATATGCCGAAAGCATATTGCCCTTAGGGTCTTCCCAATACGGTTCGTAATAGGGATTATCCTCTACGAATCTCCAGCCGCGCAGTACTACAACTGCTTTGTTGATTTGTTTGTCAGTCATGCTTCATCCTCCCATTTCCCAAGTGTCTTTAGAAATGCTTCTGCTTTCTGGCGAGCGTTTGCATTAACCAATAACTTGTAATCATGCCGTCCTATAAGTGATGCGTATTTATGCCATTGATCAAAGTCTAGATTATTCTCAGCCTCATGCATGGCGTTGAGGCATCCTGCCCAGTTTGGCATTTTGGTTTCATACTCGTACCATGATGGACCTATCGTTTTAGATTTCCATTTTGTAGCTTTCGCGATCCGTTGGTTGATTTGTTCGTCAGTCATTTTGGTTGGTTGGTTGAGATAGTGGCAGGTGGAGAGTTATCCTCAATTAGTAAGAAGCGTCTCCATTCCCATCCTTCTACAAGGTTCTTGTCGAGTTCATCTTCATGAGCACGGATTTCCGTCATTTCGACTTCTCCTGTTTTCGTGTTTATGCAAGCCCACACGAAAAGATCGTGAGTTTTTACTGGTTCCATTTTGCCGTTGCGAGCTTCCCATGTGGTTTGAAAAAGCGAACAAGGCGTAGTTAGACAATAGTCAGTCATTTTGGTTGGTTAGTTGGTTGGTCATGATATGTGGTTCTTCAGCCATGCCTTTGTCTATGGCAGCGCGGAATGATTCTGGAGTCCATTCCTCTGCTCCATCTGTGTCGAACCAGTATTCCGTTTGGCACAGCCAGTCGAGTCGCGCCCTATCGGCGTTGCGCTCGCGTTCAAGTTCGCGAAGAAACTTCAACATTTTCATATGGTTGACGGAATAATGGAACCATGAATCCGTAATTAGTCCATTTCTTGCATCGTTCATTGCATCGGTTTCTGGTGTGTCAGTCATTTTGGTTTTCGTGTTTTTGTAGCAGTGTATTTAATTCAAGCACTTTATCGCAGAGTATATTTAGGTCAGCAATAGCTGCATCGCGTTCGGCAATGGCGGTATCGCGTTCGGCAATAGCTGCCGTTAGTTCGGATTTTACATAGTATCCAAAAGTTTCGTCTGTTTCTGGTGCAGCTATTTTGGTTATTGGGTTACACAACCCACATATGTCAGTTGGCCGATTGTGTCTGCAAATTGTCGCACTCATTCCAGCACCTCCTGCACGGTTATGCGTTCCCATTCGTCGGATTCTACATATTGTTTTTCACCTTCAACCCACGGATACATTCGTCCTGTTGGTTTATAAAACCACATCTTAAACGTGCGAGATGGTTCTGGCTTGATACGGTATTTTTCTGGTGAGTGAGTGAATTCTAAATTCACAAAACTCTTCCAAATATCTTTTGCATATTCAAATTGTACTGTTTTCCCCTCAGTTAGTGCTTGCACAAGCGGAAGATATAAGTATGCGTTTTCTTTGTTCATGGTACTAATTTTTGTAGCTCTTCGCAGAATTGATCGACCTCATACGACGCTAACGAGAATACTGGAATACCAGCACTGTAAAACGTAATTGGGCAGGTTGGTTTTGTGCCGTCTATATCAATAATTAGCTCGTTGGGATATTCGCGGTTTTCTGAGAAGATTTGTATTTGTTGTATATTTGTGTTCATAGTTTTAGTAGAGTGGCGGCCCGTTGACTTTCTGCTGATTTGGAATCCGCATGGAGCCTTTCACGTTGTGGGACGGGCCACGCCCACAACAGCACCAACGGAATCAGTCATAGTTCTTTTGCGTGCGAAGCGCAAGAAAAATTTCAAATTATTTTCCTATTGGCAGCTTTCGCAGTCAGGATCATTTAAGTTACAAGCAACGCCCAACGGCTCATCCAGATCGTCGTCAACGGACTCAATGTGAATAAGCGTTGCGCCTTCGTTACTTACGATCCGTTTAATGCGGCGATTCGGCAAGTCCTTATGGTACTGCTGTGCAATAGAGCCTACGCCGATAAATGGACCGCCAGCAGGATCGATGAAACTCAAGCCCTCTTTGCCTGTTGGATCGTTAGCAAACCCGCCGCAGCGTATAGGACTGTTGCCCTCAAACTTAATCTGGAACAGTGAATCCGAAAGCGGGATCGCTGTACAAGTGTGCGTGCCGTAATGGCCTTTAATTTTAATTGGGTCTGGTATTTTCATAGTTTAGTAAAATTAGTGATTTTAGTGTGCAGCAAAATCAATAGGGATCTTGCCAACGGATTTCGCAGTCTTCGCAGATTAGGCCCAACATGAAGTGGTTGATCTTGATCCTGCCACAAGTGCAGAGATCAGGCTCGTTGCTTGCTTCTACTTTGCGGCGGTATGGTTCGCCCCATTTGTTAACTTGACCTGCGTTACTTGTACACTCCCATTCATTCGCTAGAGGGCAAAAGAACTCGTCGCCTTCCTGCACGATTTCTCCTGCTTCAAGAAGCCTGTATTCTGTGTCCATAGGAACTGGCTCTTCAACTGGCTCAACTTTGCGGCGGTTTCGTGTGGTAGAGTCTTTCATAACTAAGCCTCTATAGCACGAAGGCATCCACGCTTTATGGTAATCGTCGAAGTAATCATCGCCTTCCTGCACGATCTCCCCTACTTCAAGAATCCTGTACTCTGTTTTAACTGGCTCGACTTTGCGTCGGTACTTTGTCGCACCAGTAGTATTGGTTAGTGTATTACCAATATTTGTAAAAAGCCAGTAGTCTAATGCTACGGAATAGAACTGGTCACCATCTTGAATTGGCTCCCCTACTTCAAGAAGCCTGTACTCTGTGTACGGAATAGGCGTAGGCTTATCCATTTTTCTAGCTGGCGTATTAGGAGGCGTAATGTTACGGTCATCCTGTAGCGTGCCGCAGAATCCTGCATCAAGTAAGATGTTACAGCTACAGGCAACGTGTGCCAGATGCGAGATACCTGATTCAGAATCGACAGTTTCACCGTCACGCCATGCGTTTAAGTGTCGCAGGATTGCGTTGACGTAAGTCGAAGCGCACACGCCAGTTTTGCGCCAGTTAAAAGGCCCGTACTTATCGGAGCCTAACTTGTGTACCCACGCAGTTTGTTCCATTGCGTAGGATGGGATTAAGCCTAATGGTGTTTTCAGTGCGCCTGCTGCGCCTTTTGGATCGTTTGGTGTGTTCATAAAATGGTTACGGTTTGTCTCATTTGCTCGTCAGTAAATCCACGATGTTCTTGCAATAGCTTATGGGTGCTAAAAACTTCATTAGGGCGATCATTAAAGTTGTACCCAACTACTCGCGGATTTTTAGACAGTAATCTATGTTGCAGTTTTAGTGTCTGCTCTACTATTTCTGGTGTATCAGTAGGTTCTGGCTGTACTTCTCCTCCGCAGAAATCGCACACGCCTCCTACAAATCCACGCGGCTCGTCGCAGCATTCTTTTTGTGTGTTCATAGCTTTGGGTAGTCATCGTCATCACGTCCTCCAACTGCTGCGTGCCACAGAGTAACTGTAACTAAAGCAGCAAAGATCCAGATTAGGGCAAATGTTATTACTTCTTTCATTATGTTGGGGTTTCTATTTTTGATAAAGCATTCAGTTGTTTGGTTAAGCGACTTTTGATTGAAGCAGCTAGCTTTTCGCTAACTAACTCTTCTACTAATTTCCTATCCTTTAGCTTTTCAGCAATGACTTCGTTCATTATATCGCCAAACTGTTTCCGTATAAGCTGTTGAACTTGATCCTGAATTCTCCAGTCATTCCTAATTGAGCTAAGTTCTTTGTCTACTGCGTCTTTAATTGCAGTGGTAATAGCTTCTTGATGGTTTATAACAATGCTATCTTCTTGTTCTTTAGTTAGGATAATGTTCATATTTTTGTTTGGTGTATTACCAGTTTTCAGGATCACTTAAGGGAACTGTAAAGACTTCTTTAGTTCCATTATCAGTTACTTTAATAGTTGAAAACATTCCTTCATCGCAAATATAATAAGACCAACGAATGGTGCTATTTACGCAACCGTCAAGTGAATGGTGTGGCTGCTTAGACATCCAACCAATAATAGCTTCGTAGTCTGCATCACAGCATTTAATTGGTAAACTCTTCGGTATGTTTGTAGTGTTCATATTTTTGTTTAATGAGAAGGTCAGCGTGTATGATTAGCGACATACGTTTCTCCATTTATCGGTTGGAGTGACTTCGATCCAGTCGAACGCTGTTTGGTTCACGGCTTGCCGCGATAGTATGGGTGAGCTTTAATCTGCGTGTGCAGTTCTTCAACAAGTTCAGTATCCTGATTGTTTACGGCTTCGTCAAACTTTGCTAGCAACGCATCGAGCGGCTCAGGCTTCTTGATCAAATCGTATGCGGCACGGAATGCTTCGCCTTTTACGGCGCGTGGCAAATCCCCTTTTCCTGCTCCAGTTCCAAATGACATTGTGTGGTGTGTTTTGTTTCGCACCACCAACTACCAGACAGGTCTCAGACCGTCAATACTTTTTTTCAGAAAAATAATTCGTCCTCTAAAAGGGCGATCAATTCGTTAAAAGTCTCAGCAGAATCAACAATAGTGTTGTCGTCGAGATCAAACTCTTGCTGCACCATCCGACGAAACTCGTCAAACTCATCTGCTTCAAAGAACGCGCTGAACTCCTCACGGTAGGGGAACGTGATAGGATGGCGGAAGATGTCCTCCAGCATTGCGGAGAGAGCTTCGATGATGTAAAGTCGGTTCATTGTCTATGGTGTAGATAGTATCGGGCTATTAACGCAGAGTCAACTATTCCATCATGGGGTACTTTGCTCCTGCTTGTAGCAAGCCAGTTCTCATCAGGCCAGTATTGTTGGGCCTTAGCAAGCGCAACGACTTTGGTCTGTCCCTTTGCAAGACGCTTGCCTAGCTCGACATCCTGCCATTCCTTAACCTGTATCCTGTATGTTGGATACAGTACCGTCTCGCAGAGACCAATGATCTTGCCAAATGAGATGCTCATGGACCTCATGGCTTGTGAGGACTTCGCGTGCCTCAGCGGCTCTTCAATGGCAACGGCAGTACTCAACGGCGAGAACTGATCCAGCCAGTACAGAACGCCCTTGATGCTCACTTCAGGCTTGTCGCCTACCTTCTCAATCGGCATTGTAATGAAGTCGATGACAGATCCGTCGAAGCTACTGATGGCACACAAGCCACCGCTCACGCCGTTGTCAATACCTACGATGACCTGCACGTCGCTCATTCAATTTCTTCCGCTTCCACAACTACGCTCGATCCGCCGTTTGCGGCTTTGGCATTGTTGAGTATTGAAATATCAATCGAGAGTCCGCCACTGCTACCGCTGCCACCTTTAGGGTTCAAGCCTAAGTTACGGCGGATAAGCTGATCCAACTCCGACAATTCGCGTACGGTCCTCGGACCTCTGACATTCATCAGGTTGTCGCGTAGCATCTTGATTGCAGACGCAGCGACGTAGGCTTGATACTTATCGGAAGGACTTGCTTGATTCTCAGCAACTTCCAGAAGTGTTTGCTGCTCTTCATCGCGTGCGTTGAGTCTTGAATCCGTAACCACGCTAGTGGTAACGTCTTCCAGATTCTTCTCAAAGGGTTCAGGTTTAGGTTCATTGTCCTCTGACCCCTTATTTAGAACCTTATTTGCTTTCTGCAACCAACGACAAATGCGGTGTACGCTGATGTCCATCTCTTCTGCGATCCGTACTTGCTTCCAGCCAGCAGCGTACAGGTCAAAGCATCGTTGTTTGAGTTCAGCTTCTTTGCGTCGTCTTACAATTCCTTCTTCCCGAAGTTGTTGTGTCTTAGACTTAACCTTTTTAATGGCTTTTCGTTTGGGTGCTGGAGCACTTTCTGACATGGCAAGGCGAGATAAACGCAAAAACAATTACTTGTCAAACCTTTTTTATTTTGGTAGGGTCAATCGTATGGGCAGGCCCAAGAAACAGAATCCAGATAAGATCACTAATTCAGTACTGGAGCCGAGGATTGACTCCGTGAGCAAGAAGATGGATGTCGGCGGATATCTGATTCCCATCACCAGTACGCTCACCGCTTTGCTGTGGGGCTTTGCCAACCATCCGTCACCGAAGGCAAGGGAGTTCTACTTCTGGCGCGTTGCGGACCTACTGTGGAACAAGGACGACTTGCCTGAACATATGTTCGTCCGTCATCCGTGGGCAGACAAGATCGTTCACGAGTGCATCAACAACAAGTATCTTGCAATCGGTGGGGCTGCATCGTCAGGCAAATCGCACACGCTTGCAGGATATGGGATCATCAGTTGGCTTGCCGCTCCGAGGGACACGCTAGTCTTGATGACATCGACCACTTTGCGTGAGGCTCGTAAGCGGGTATGGGGTTCCGTGATCTCTTTGCTGTCCGTCATTGACGGAGCACCGATCAACATTCGGGACTCGATTGGTTCTGCAAACTACGTTGACGAGAATGGGCAGACCTTCGACAGGGCAGGCTTATCATTGATTGCAGCGGAAAAGAGTCGCACGAGAGAGGCTATTGGCAAGTTCATTGGTCTTAAGCAGAAACACGTTATTCTGATTGGTGACGAGTTGGGCGAACTCTCGCCAGCCATTAAGCAGGCGGCACTCGCCAACTTGAGTAAGAACCCTCGCTTTGAGTTCAAAGGCGCGAGTAACCCGTCCAGTCGCTTTGACGCATTCGGTGACTGGAGTACGCCAAAAGATGGATGGGACTCTGTTACGCCTGAAGTAGACGACGAGTGGGTCACAAAGTGGGGCGGCAAGTACATCCGACTCGATGGAGAACGTAGCCCTAACGTACTTGCAGGACAGATTCTTTACCCATTCTTACCTACAATCGAAAAGATTGAGGAGGATAAAGCCCTCTTAGGTGAGACGAGTAGGGCGTACTATCGAATGGTTCGTGCCGTCTTCTTTGACTCTGATGAGAACGAAGGCATCTACGGAGAAGCGGAGATGATCAAGTCAGGCGCAACGAAGTCATGGGAGTTCAGTGGGCCTACGACGTTGATTGCAGGAGTCGATCCAGCCTTCACAAACGGGGGGGACAGAACGGTAATGTACATGGCAAGGGTAGGCACGTTCACTAACGGACAATACGGCTTAAAGTTTGAGAACTACATCACACTAAACGATGACACGACAAATAAAGCTGTGCCGCGAACGTACCAGATCGTGCATCAAATCAGAGATCACTGCCTTAAGTTGGGCATCAAACCTGAAAACGTAGCGATTGACTCAACAGGCGCAGGTTCGCCGTTTTGTGATGTACTTGCAGGCGAGTGGTCAGATCAGTTCTTGCGCGTGCAGTTCGGTGGCAAGGCATCGGAACGTCGGGTTAGCATGAATAGTCAACTTATTGGAGAAGAGCTATACACCAATAGGGTATCAGAGCTTTGGTTCGTTGGCAAAGAGTTCATGCGGACACAACAGATCTGTGGGATCAATGCGGATCTTGCAAAGGAAATGTGCACGAGACGCTACGATATGGTCAAGTCAGGCACGTTGAAGGTGAAGGTTGAGACCAAAGCGGAACTCAAACAGCGTTCAGGCCAGTCGCCTGACATCGCGGACGCAGCGTTCATTGCACTCGATCTGGCAAGACAGAGGCACGGAATGGTTGCAGTGGACCCACCGAAGAAGAATGATATGTCGGTATTCGGCAGTCGCCAGCCAAGAACGCTCAAAGATCTCGACATCGTAAGCAGGTCAAAACACTCGCAAATGATCTACGATTGAGTCCTTCAAATGGACTTTACTACACGGCAGGAAAATCTGAAGAGTTTCTCAAAGTAGTGTAATTCATAATAATTCAGTAATCCAAAGGAGATTAAAAGAACTGAATTATTGAGTTAATATGAATTACCTAAAGGAGAGAATACTTATAAGGTATCCTGTATCGGAAATTTTCAGAGCTTGCCTGAGACCTTATCCCAAGCAGGCCAAAAGATTTCATCGAGGGCGCGAACGATAGGCTCCTGCTCGTAGCTTTCGCTCCAGCTTACGCCTGAGATGAACAACGCTGCCTCAACCATTTCGTGCCGAAGTGTTTCGCGTAAGAGTTTCTTGTCCTTAACCGTACCCTTATCCAGTTCGATGACTTTCTTATCAGGCAAGTATTGCCCGTACGGATCTCCGCTCAGATCCTTTATCCGAATCGGAATCCTGTATCCTGCAATTTGAACGCTCTTCGGAACCACTGATGGATCGTACAAGATTCAGGATACAAGGTACAGGATAAAATAATTGCTTGCTATTTTGATTTGACTGGTGCAATATTTCGTGAGTGCCGACTCAATTCAAAAGAACCCCAGATGGTAAGAT